GGCATTACCCTTTTTCACAAACTGTTCCATGTAGTTTTTTACCTCTCTTTCTAAAATAACTTTATCATATACTCTACCATTTTGGTTTTCTGCATTTGCTCTCTGCATTACTCCTTGTACAAAGAAGATTCCTGGTCTTTCTTTAGATTCCTGTAATACTCCTTTAAATGGTCTTACCTCTACTAATAGTTGTGACATCTTATTTGCTATCTGATTCCATTACTGGAGTGAATAATGTTTGTTTTGGATCTTCTTCCAACCCTTGGGCTTGTTTGGCTGATAGAATATCTGCTTGAGAGATCATTTTGGTTTTTGGTAACTCAGTAGATTGTAAGAAGTTTTTGCGAACTGGAGCTAAATCTTTTATGAATGCTGCATGGATACCTGGTGCAATAAAAGGTCCAACTCTCAATCCTTCTTCATTTGTTATTTCTCCTACTTTATCAAAAATACCCTGTACTTTTTCATTGATTCTATGATAGAATGATTCAATCTCTGTCACAATATTCTCTAAACCATTAATACACTGTGGTAGATTACTAAAATCTGAATAATCTTCAGAAGTGTAGTTGGATAAGTTTACTGTAGCTGCTTCTTGTAACTGTGCTTTTTTATTTTCTGAAAGGATTTTTACTATTATTGATTTGATGGACTCTTTCAATACAGTTTCAGAAGGAAGACTTTGTGTTTGGGGTTGAGATTCTAAACTATTGTACTCTGTATTGATAAAGTTTTCAAACTCCTCTAATGCATTAGCTCCATTCATTAGGTGTTGGGAGTGAGCAGTTGCAAACTTCTTAATAATCAAACTAATATCAGGAATATTTTTGTATTTTTCAAATATTTCACCAATAGCAGATGCTAATACTTCTTTTACCATTGAAGATTCTTTCAAAGCAACTTTCTTCATATCATTTGCTTGATCTTTCTCCTGTCCTTTTTTGTATTCTTTCATCTTATCACTTTCTGCTGGGGTTTTATCCTCAACTGCAATAAGATTTACATAGTAGTTAATATCTTTAGTTAGGTTTTGTACTGCTTTTCTCTTTGCTACAAGATATTGTTCCTTAGTTACATTACCTGCTGAGTCAATACCTGCTTTTTCTAACTCAAAATCAACACCAGTTTCTATTACATCTAAAGAAATGTTTACTTCTGAGTTTTTCTTTGGTGTTTCTATCACTACTGTCTCTGATAAGATACCTTTATGTTTTAGGATACTTACTGTATCTTCAAATCCATTAAAAGTAGTTAGAAAGTTAGGTAACTCCATTCTAGCATCTCTTTTGAACTGAGATTTGGATAGTTTACCTTCTTTTACTAAGTTGTATTTCTCTTGTAAGGTTTTCATCTACTATGTTATTTTTTATTTTTCTTTTTAAATGCAAAAGGTGTTAGATAACCTCCTGCTCCACCTGATGCTGATAGTTCAGCTAACACTTCTTTGACATATTTTACTATCTCACTTCTTTTCATATTGTGTTTAGTTCAGATACTAGTTGGTAATATTGCATTAAGTCTACAATATCCCTATCTTTTACTTGTGATTTACTATCTACTGGTGATATTCTTTTGTAAATCTCTTGAAGTTTGATTTTTATTACTTCATCTCCTACTTTTGGAATCAGTATCTCTAGGTTTTGTTTGACTTTAGTAAGTTCTTCATTTACTTTAGTCTTCAACTTTACTGTTGAATCTACTGAAGTAATAAAATCTCTTAGTATTTGTTTTTGTTCTGGGAGTAGATTATCATACTTGTTATTGAACTTCTCTAATAATATTTTGTAAACAAGTAACTTTAGATCTTTATCATACTTTGAATATTCTTCTACTAAAGAATCTCTTTGTTGATCTCTATTTGTCTCTGTGTTTGTTAAGTGTTCAAATAAAGTAACTTTATTATCTACAATAGAAGAAGGATCTACCATTTCCTCTGATGTATGTGCTTCTAATAAGCAATACATGGCTGCTAAAGGTTTGTAATCTCTAACTTTAATAGAGAAGAACTCTTCTACATTGTAATGGTTTTTAATCTCTTTAATCAACTCATACTTTTGCTTTTTTAGTTTTTCTGCATCTAACTTTCTTGATACTTCAATAATTGTTGAGATGATTGACTCTGCTTTAGTATGAGATACTCCTCTATTCTTTAAAATGTACTCATAAAGTTTAAACTCTCTTGTCAAACTTGTTTTTCCTGCAAAATGTTTTTTGAGGATAAGTAATGCAGGTGAATCTTTCTTTCCTAATGTATCAGAAGCAATCTGTCTGACAAGTAGTTCAAAAATAAGTCCTGTATTCTTGTATTTGCTGTGTTTTATCTGCATTATTATGTATTTTAGTACATATTATGTTATAAATAGGTGTTAACTATCTAAATCTTTTATTTGTGATTCATTTAATAAGTTTGAAGACTCTTCTACATTATCTTCTTCATAGATTAACTTCTTTTTTGTTAGATTCTGGAAGTATTCTTTGTTTTGTAAGAAGATTGACTTTGTTTTTAGGTTTGAAATAGATTCTGCCATATCTGAAGGGTATCCACCTTTCATGTCATGTGTTCCTAATCTATCTGCTCCTAATGGATCCTTTTGTGTTCCATAGATTGAAAACTTCTCTCTTGGTCTTCCACCTTCTTCACCAGGTTTATTGTATTTGATTGGACTATTATCTTCATACCCTGGAGGAACTTCACCTGGACCAGCACCTTTTGGTGTACTTGTTGATCTTCTACCATACATGGAAGCTAAATCATGTGGAGTTCCATAAGACATTCCTGATTTTGCTGGGTCATTACCCTCAGTCTCTATTTGTGAAACTCTAAATAACCTCTTACTATCTTCTCTTATTAGTTCTCTCTGCTCCATGTATGTATCTTCTGATAGATTGAAGATTTTATCATAAATGTAATCTGAGGAGAATAGTTTAGTATCTTGCATCTGTGCAGCTAAATCAATCTTCTCTTTCATCAATGCTACTTTCTCTTGTTCAAATACAATAGAAGGAGTTGTTAATGTTAAATCAAAGTTTGTAAGGGATTCACCTGTAAAGCCTTGAGTGTAAAGGTGAACTAAGGCAATCTTTGTCAACTCTGATTCTACTATGCGTTGGATTCTTTCAACTGTTCTTGCAAATCTAATATCCTCTGCTGCTAAAGTGGCTTTACCTTGTAAATCTTCTTCAAAACCAAAATAAGCTTTAGGAACTTTTAGAGCTGCAAATAACTTGGATCTTAAATACTCAATATCAGCAGTTCCATCATACTCCATCCCTTTTGTAGTGTCAATTCTTGTTGATGTATCTCCTCCTCTTACTGGAATGTAAAAATCTTCCATCATGTTCTGGATATTGAAACTCAAATTGTATTGCCCTGTTTTAGGATCTACATATGGAGTTTTTTTCATCTGATTGATGGTCTTTTGCATAAAACCTTCTACTTCATTAGGTGCTATTTGACCTACATTGATGTAAAACATTCTTTTCTCAGGAGCTCTCATGATTCTATGAATCAACATTGCATCCTCCATTAAAGTCAACTGTTTGTAAACCTTTCTTGCAGGTTCTATGTAAGATCTACCATATGGAAGGTAGTGAGTATCTGAGATAAGTCTGAAGTGAGCTATTTCATAGTTATCAAACTCTAATGTTCTTTTTTTCTTTGGGTTTGGTGAATATGATTGATCATTCATTGCAGATAATCCATCTGGATCTAACTCAAATATGACTTTGGATGGGTTATCTGGATCAGTGTTTTCTTTTCTGATCATATTGTAAACTGTGTAAGGGATTACTCTGTAAACTCCAAACTCTTCTGCGATTTCTAGTTTTAGGAAGAAATCTCCATATTTACACATGTTTCTAATCCATGACCATAAGTTAAACTCTACATTCAGTACATCATAGAATAGATTTGATAGAACTCTTTGAATATTCTCATCAGAAGATCTAATAGAGATCATATCTCCTTGATCATTCTTTAGAGTGGCTTCATCTGCTAATACATCCAAGGTTGTAGCCAGGATTGGATCTGTATCCATTGCTTCATAGTCTTGATAAAGCTGTAATCTTAATGTTTGGTAGTTTAAACTTGGGTTTATAATGTTATTTGCTGCAGTACTGTATGTGTAGAGTCTGGAGAATCTATCCATTAGGGAGTTTGTTTGATATTTCCCTGCAGATTCAATCTGGTTGATATCAACTGCTTTTAACTGACTACCTCCTACATTCCTGATAACTGTATCAGAGGAGAATAATCTTTCCAATCGCTTGAATAATGATGTATTTGCCATTTAGTGTGTTTTTGCTCTAATATAAATAGAGAGTTAGAATAACCAGGTTATATCTTCTTGATTATTACCCATATTCATAAGATAAGGATTATTTTGCATATTTCCAACTGTCATTACAGCAGAGTTTCTGGCATTTAGGTTGGAAAAGGAAGAAAGTTGTGCTCTAGATAAATCTAATCCTTGTTGGCGAAGTTTCAATGCAGTATCCCTTACAAATAATCCTGTAGCAAATGCCATTACTAAGTCATCATTATATCCAGTCTGAGCTTGGGCTTTTCCATTCTTCCATACAAACACCCTTGTTTCCTGTAGTAATCTTTTAGATCTGATTATGGTTGATTTTTCTGTAATATATTCAGACATTTTAGCCAATACTAATGGTCTTGTCTTCATTGACATTGTAAATCCTGGTACTAATCTATCTTTCTCATATTTTGACATGTAGGATTCTACAGTATCTTGAGTTGTACCAGAACTATAGTATAGATTCTTGTACTCCCTTTCTAATACCTGTTCAATAGTAGCCCATCCAATATTTGCATTCTCTATTACTAATAATGCATCATTATATTCTGAGGCTATCCCTACTAATACATTTCCAAAATCTTTAGGTGATAGTTTTCCTTTGTATTCTCCTACTTGCGAACAGGCTTCAATATCAAATATGTGAAAGGTTGAGTAGTCTGAAGAGTCTCCTCTCGCAACATCGGCTACAACCATGTAAGACTTTTGATAATCTGGGGATTCCCATATCCATAAGTTATTATCTACCCCTCTCCTTTCTACTGGGTCTATTTGGTAGGTTTGTTCATAAAATAATAAGTCTTGAGGTTCAAACACTGTCTCACCTGATGCAAGAAAATCACAGTTATGGGATACGATTTCATCTGCAATAAACAGGTGATCTAAACCTACATCTACTGGGTCAAATAATATAAAGTTTCCTGTTTCAAAAACAAGATCAGTCACAGAAATACCCTCTGTAAGGGTTGTTTCTTTTTGAAGGTCTTTAGCAAAAACTTCCTTACCTTCCACAATAAATCTATGGTCTAAAGAAGATTGTATCTTCTTTCCATTAGATAGTAAGATTGTTACTACTTCAGACTTAGTAGTTTTTCTTACTCCTGAGAAAGGTTTAAATCCATCAGGAGTGTTGATTTGGTATCTGGTGTTTTTTCTAAACTCTATCATATTTCAACCTAATAAATTTACATCCCAGTTTCTCTTCTATTTGCTGCTGTCTCACTATGTCCTTCTGTTTTAAGTTACCATTTTCTTCAAAATGATGAGATTCATCAATCTCCAAGGCAATATTAAAAATAGGATCATATCCATCAAGAAAATACCCTAACTCTTTTATATAGTACTCTCCTCCATTTTCAGCATGCATAAATCTGTATCCATTCTTCTTACCAAACTCTTCAATGATCTGGATAGATTCCTTATTGTATCTTGGGGTAAGTTGACCTTTTAGTGTTTCAAGGTAGGATATAGTAGAGAGTCTCATCTTTCGTTTAGTTTCTTCTGTATGTGGTTTTCCTAACTGGTTCTTTTTTGGTTCAGGGCAGTATCTACAGTAAGAAGTCCAGTTGTAGGTTTTTCCACATTGACATTTTAGTTTCTCTATCTGACAGTCAAGTTCTACAATAAACTTCAACCTGCTTGTAAGACTGTAGTTTGATTTGTAGGAGTTTTGACTTACAAAAAGATTCTCTAGGTGAGAGGTATGAAACATTACTGATTGGTAGAGTTTAGGATTTTCTTTGATAAAAGTCCTATTTTTTGCCTTACCTACATACTTTTTGTAGAGTTCACCTTCTAACAGTTTTTGTCTTGTTTCTTCATAAGGGTAAACCTCTAACTTCTGTAGATAGTTTTTAGTATTGCTCCAGTACTGTTTAGTTTTAGATTCCACAGGAAGGTTACTTTATGATAAATAGTCACCTTCTTGAGAAACAAGTTCATAAAGTTCTTCAAGAGTTACATAACTTTCCTCTTGAGTAAATATATCTAATATTTTTACTCTGCTTTCTCCCCATAAACAATCGCATTCCTGGGCTGCCATTCTCAATCCTAAATCAGCATCTTGTTGATCTCTCCATTTCTGAGTTCTCTCTGGATGAACAGTCCAAGGTAGTCTAACTGGTAGGAAGGAGTTTTCTCCTGATTCAGCTTTTACCCAGGTTTGATGAAACCAGTTACCAATACCATTGGGGGTGGATAATGCCATACACTGTCCACCTGTTGCTAAGGTTTGTTGTGCTGAAGCAAATGTCTCTTCAATATTATCAATAAAAGCTGCTTCATCTATTAGAAGTAAGGATACTGCTTCAGATCGAGCTGCATCTGCATTAGATGATTTAGCCTGTATCTTAGATCCATTTTTTAATCTTAGTGATAGTTTGTTATTCTCTACTGAGGGTATTTTCATCCATTTAGGTAACTCAGAGTACATAAAGATTACCTTTGATACCAGGTTTCTTGCTGTTGCTTGAGTGGTTGCTAATGCTAAAACGTTTTTATCTTTATGAAATAGCATCAACCATAGAGAATATCCTGCAGCTAATGTTGAAATACCTAACTGTCTTGATTTTAATGTGATTAAAAACTTATGATCTCTAAATAAATGTAGAACCTCTTCTTGAAAAGGGTAAAGGTTAAATAATACCCTACCTCTTGTTGGATGTTGAATGTAACAGTATTTTCTCATAAAATATGCAGGATCTTTAGCACACTTTATGAACTCTTCAGTGATAATCTTCTTAATGTCTTGTGACATAACTTATTAGGCTTTTAAAACTCCCAGACCTAACTTATCTGCATCATGTCCTGGGGAGTTCTTTGTTTGGTGTTTAGTTTTAAACTGACCTGACTCAATAACTCTTATTACTCCCTGTAATGTTACTGGATCAAGGTAGTATTTTACATATTTAACATGCACATAGTTGTTAAATATCTCTGTAAAGTCTAAATCTGGGTTATTATTCAACTCTTTTACAAACTCTCTTTCTATTGCAATTCTATCTGCATGAGATTGTCTATCTTCTGGTGTGTTACCTAGTTTTGGGTACTGTGGGTATTGTTTGATGAAGTTTTCTACCTGTTGTTTTAGTTCTTCACTACCAAATACCTTAATAGCCTCAAATGCTCCTGTTATTACAGAGTTAGACTTAATAATATCTGTAAATGTTGTTATTGATTGTGGGAGTTGACCCCCTACTTTTTGAACTAAACTAACAACATCTTCATATTTTACTGTATTACCTATTGTCTTATCTGCTTTTGCACTAACTTCAGTAACTTCCTCACCTTTGTAAAGTAGGTAATCTAATAATCTGTAGTTACCTGCTGCAGGGAATTCTACTGAATCATATCCATTTTGAGTTCCAAATAATAATGCTCCATGAATTTCTCCAAAGTTTTTATTTACTTCATTGAAGAAACCTGTTGATAAATCCTCTAAGGAGATATCATTTTTAGAACCCTGCCCTGATACTGCATAAAGTAGTGCACTCTTCTGGTTCTCTGATAGAGTTGTATTGTTTTTAATACCTTGTTCTATTTCACTTTTGAGTTGTGTTAGTGGTATTTTTTTATCTAATGTGATTCCTAACTGTTGAGGTTTTAGTCTGAAATATTCTCCTGATTTTTCTCCAGTTGGTTTTAGTATGATGGTTACTCCATCTTTCTTCCAGTTACCTGATCTTTGTCTTGTTGCAGAACCAAACTCCCCAGATTGTTCTATTTTATCAAATAAATCTCCTCTCTCAGGGGTGTAAATAGTAAATGTAGTACTTGAGTTAGCTTTTATCTGATCTTTTGTTAGACCCAGTTTTTCTATTAGATTATCCACTATTTCCTTAGCTTTAGGAGATAATCTCTCAAATGGTACTTCTACTGCCTCTAATAAGTCAAATCCAAATAATGATTCAAAGATTTTTAAATCTTCTTCATTACTTAAATCTGGATATCCTTTTGTAGTTCTGTATGACCACTCTAATAATACTTTATCTAAAAGATTCATTTTATTTAGGTTCTGTACCTTTTTCAAAATCTATTGGCTCTGCTGAAAGATCTTCTCCTCCTGCTGCTGGTTCTTCACCTGGTACTGGTGTTTCAGCTCCTGTTTCTGGAGGGGTTGTTTCTCCTTCTTCTCCTGGGAAAGATCCTCCTCCTCCATCAGTAGAAGTATCTACTGGTTCTGCTTCACCTGCACCTTTCATTGGAGCTTCTCTGTAGAGGATAGCCAACTTGTCTAATGCTTGTTGATATTCTGGAAGATTGTTTAGGTAATATCTCTTACCCATGATCTGAGCTTCAAAACCTTCTCCCATCCACTTCAAAATGTAATCTTGTCCATTTTTTAGGTTGATTCTAAAAGAAGTTGGTCTGGGTGAAATCCAATCTATGTGATCTACAAACTCTTTGTATTCTTTAGATTGAAGTTTTTCAATTGCATGTCTTAAAGTTGGAAACTTTGATAACATAGTATCTGTTGCATCTTCTAATACAGCACCTTTTTCTTCACCTGGTTCTTCAGGTTGTGGTTCTGTATCTGCTTCTTCTAACTCCTGCCATAAAGATTCTGATAGA